CGACGTCAACACCACGTGATAACGACGTGTTCACGACGACGGAAAAGGAAGAGGAAAAGGAAGATAAGAAAGAATCTCCTAACGGAGATAAGAAAGAAGCTGTCGCTTCTTCACCCGCTCCTTCAAATCTTGATTTTCTAAAATTTAATGATTGGTTGAAACGGAAAGCTCCTTTCTGTAGTAACCCTAAAAACTTCTCTTCTCAAATTACGGAAGCTGAGTTCCTAAAACTCAAAGAGAAATATACCGGTAAACAGATTGCTGATGTCATCGAACAGATAGAGAACCGAAAAGATTTACGCAAACGATACACCAACCTTTATCGGACGGTGTTAAACTGGGCAAAGAAAGAATATGGATACTAACGTACAATTGCGCGATGAAGATGCCGAGAAAATGGTTCTAGGCACTATTATTCTTCAACGCAATGCGTTTGAAGAAGTGAGAGAATTACTATCGGAAGAATCTTTCTACAATCCTTTTCATCAGGAGATATACAAGGCTATTCTTCAAGTGGTGTCATCTGGGAACAGGCCTGATATGATAACGGTCAAAGGAAAGCTTGTTGCCAATGGTGTGAAGTTTGAACTGGTGGAGTATATGAAAATTGCTTCTAACAGTACTTTTGACTTGTATCAGTATGCAGCAAGACTTCATGACTTGGCCATAAGGCGTAAGTTCTATGTCATAGGTCAATATCTCGTTTCAAACTCTTACTCGGAAGCAGAGGATATTCTTGATGTTACTAATTCTGTAAGTGATGAGCTTGCTTCTCTTTTCAAATCTAGCAGTACGACTGTCACGACCATTAATGATGGGCTTGAAAATGTTTATAGCATGATAAATGAAAATCTATCTGGTGATAGACCAATGACCGGAACTCCTACCGGATTTGAAAAGATAGATGCTAAGTCGGGTGGTTTGCAAAAATCGGATTTGATAATTATTGCTGGAGAAACAAGCATGGGAAAAACTAGTCTGGCAGTGTCAATGATGCGAAATGCGGCTGATTTAGGAACTAAAATTGCCATGTATTCCATGGAAATGAAGAAAGAGCAGATAACAGCTCGTATTCTTTCTATGGAGAGCGGTGTCCCTGCCAATCAGATCATGTACTCACGCTTGACAGATTCGCAGCTACAGGCGGTTGACAAAGGTATTGGCAAGGTATCAGGTAAGGATATCTACTTTGATGACCGAAGTACTTCCAATATTGACACTATCATTTCGTCCATTCGCTATATGAAGTTGAAATATGGCATTGATGGTGCTATAGTTGACTACTTGCAGATTCTCAATGTGAACATGAAGGGAGCAAATAAGGAACAGCAGATGGGAGATGTGGCAAGAAGGTTGAAAAACTTAGCGAAGGAACTCGATATCTGGATTATAGCCCTTTCCCAGTTGAATAGGGATACCATGAATCCGGTTCCTACGTTGGCACGGCTTCGTGACAGTGGACAAATAGCAGAAGCTGCCGATGTAGTCATTCTTATCTATCGTCCCGAAGTAACTAAGAAATCCTATCCAAGCGATTTCTCAAATGTGGAAACGAAAGGAACAGCAATGATTGATATTGCCAAAGGTCGAAATATTGGATTGCTACGGTTCATCTGTGGGTTTAATGCCGCTACGACTTGCTTTTATAATCTTGACTCCGTTCCATTATCAGGAAGTAGTGTTGCTGATGTGGAAGACGATAATCCATTTTAAATGATGAGAGTTACCATTTATTGGGAAACAAGGCATCTTGATCCCAAAGATATACCAAGAATCAAAAAGAGAATCAGGGATAAGTTTAATATCCCGGACTATACTACCGTGAACGGTGAGACTCCTTGTAATATCAAGGAAGAAGATATGGAACTCCTTAAAGAGACAGAAAAACGAGGATTCATTCAAATAAGAAACAAGTGAAATCATGTTAGTAGGAACAACAAATCTTAATACAACACTCAACTTAACCTATGTGTTGACAGATGTTGTAGAAACCCTTCTCTATGACTTGAGAAGTGAAATGGGTAAACAAGGCTATGAACTGCGTTACGATGCAAAACGTAATTTCAACACTGCAATAGCCGCTATCCGTAAATTAAAACAAGATGTTGACAAAACCCAGTTCTCCACTCAGGAAAATTTCGGCAACGACTCCGATTGTCTTCTTGCGTTTATCAGGTTGTTAATTGACAGATGTGGAGATGATGATAAAAAGATGTTTGAATTTTATAATTACATCAAGCGTTTTCCGTCACAACTTGGTCTCAATCTATCAGACGAAAAAAGTACGTTCGCTCATATTTTCAAAAGTAGTGAGGAGCTGGATTGGTTATGAGAGTGTTGCTAAACATCCTCCTTCTCCTAGGAGTTAACATCTTATTTTATCTGGTAGTCTACGCAATATCAGACTACTTAATGGATACAATTAATTAACCTTGCAAGTTCTTGAATGATTATCAAGGATTTGCGTATAACAAGAATAAATATGAGCAAATTAAAAGATAAAATAGTGAATCATGCCAAGACTGAATACAATTCAAGTCCGCATAGGTTTGACGATGCACAGATACAGCTTATCATAGAGCATGATTGCGAATGCGACCATTGCGGAAAGTCCATATTTGAACTCGATGATTTTCCCGATGTATCAGTTGAACGTAAAGAAGTTCTCTGTGAAGAGTGCTATGATGAAGAATATCGGACTACATGCCCTATTTGCGAAGAATCTTGGGAGATTGACGAAATGACAGATTATTTTTTCATATCAAAGACAAATTCTAAAGAGGTAGGAAAATCACCCGGCATTTACAAAGTTCTGGAACGTCCATTTTACTACGGGAATTGCCTGACCGGCTTTGATGCTTTCTTTGATGACGCAATACAAAAAGTATCAGACATTGATATTGAAAAAGCTTATTCTATTCTTCATCCACGACTTAACAAAGAGAATATCACGCTTGATTGTATGTGTCCTCATTGTGCTGAAAAGTACCTGCGGAAAGATAATTTTATTAGAGCTGATTCCTTGTACTGCATACTACAGGAGAAACAAAGAAATCAGATGTTTGCAGACTATTCAGATGAAAGAATACACCGTTTACGACAAGATATGATACACAGGCGTATTACATTCAGAGGACTTTTACAATTACATAACAAATAAATCAAATCAAGAATAATTATGAAAGCAATTACAATAAAACAGCCGTGGGCCTCTTTGATAATCCACGGTTTTAAAAACATCGAGAACCGTACTTGGGCGTGTCCAGAGAAATACATAGGGCATAGAGTGTTAATCCATGCAAGTGGAAAACCTGTAGAAATGAGAAATCCCAATAGTGTATTTACAAAAACTCAATGGGATAGTCTGCCTGTTGAGTTTCAACGAAAAATAATATGTGCAGAGGACATTGTCAATTCTGCTATCATTGGAAGTGTGGAAATAATTGGATGCTCAATCAATCATCCTTCTAAATGGGCAGAGAAAACAGATGCTAGTAAAGGCTATTATGAAAATCCTATTTATAACTGGATATTAGCTAATCCCATATTATTTCCAGAACCAATACCGGCTAAAGGTAAACTATCTTTTTGGGAATACGATAAAATTCAGGAACCCGTGTCAGATGGCGACCACAATGTTTGCATGTGTCGTATATGCGTTGATGAAAAAGTTCAGGTGATGAGTATGGGAAAATATTTCGTATGTAAATATTGTGGTGGGCGTTGGTACAAGTAAATTCAATACAAATAAGAAATGAAAGAAATAGAACTATATAATGATCATTTCCAGAATTATAAAGTCTATGGCATTCCTAAGGCTCAACTAATTATAGCTGATGTCCCTTATAATTTAGGCAATAGTGCTTATGCTTCTAACCCTTCATGGTATGTGGACGGAGATAACAAGAACGGGGAAAGTGATAAGGCCGGCAAACAATTCTTTGATACCGATAAAGATTTTCGCCCTGCCGAGTTTATGCACTTCTGCTCCCAGATGCTTGTAAAGGAACCCAAAGAAAAAGGCAAGGCGCCTTGCATGATAATCTTTTGTGAATTTGAAGACCAGTTCCGGTATATTGAACTGGGTAAAAGATATGGGCTGAATAATTACATCAATCTTGTATTCAGAAAGAACTTTTCAGCGCAAGTCTTGAAAGCCAATATGAAGATAGTCGGCAATTGTGAATATGGATTGTTGCTTTACCGCGATAAACTTCCAAAGTTTAACAACGATGGTCGGATGATCTTCAATTGCTTTGATTGGGTGTTGGACAATGAAACTCCGAAGGTTCATAGCACGCAAAAGCCGGTTCCTTTGCTTCGTAGACTGATAGAGATATTCACCGACAAAGGTGATGTCGTTATTGATCCATGTGCCGGAAGCGGTTCTACCTTATTAGCTGCTGCCCAGTTGGGACGCAGGGCATACGGATTTGAGATTAAAAAAAAGTTCTTTGCTGATGCGAATAAATTTGTGTTATCACGTATCCAGCAATCGCTATTTGTGTAATTTAAATAAATTTATAAAGGAGCATTATGGAAATACATAGAATGAAACCGGAGAATCCTATTATCATTGTTGATGAAGCAGAGTTCGACCGAATTGACTCAATAGCCAAACTAAAAGAAGAAGAGGTAGAAAAACTTGCCGAAGAAATGTTCTTGCGCCATGTCAAATCAAGTGGAATATCAATGCGCTTCCGTATAAATGGAGTGGAAAAAGTAATAAGACAACAGGTTATTACCGAATTGAATTACGATGAACGTGGCTACCCCGAATCTGTATCTGAAGAGGTAAAGCACATCATTGTAGATGATATTACCCATTACATAAACAAGCATTTTGAGCACTACAAAGACGATTGCAAAGAAGTTGTGGAATATGAATGGAGTCTATATAAAAGTAGGTATGAAAGAAGAATCAAGTATTGGAAATTTCTTTTTGGCATTACTTTTTTCGTGTTATTGGTCGAATGTACTTGTAGAATAATTCAATAAAAAATAGAAATGAATTTAAACGAATTAAGAGATAAGGCCTACAAAAACGCTTGTGAGCACGGATTTCACGATCAGGAGTTGAGCAATGAACATTGTCTTTGCCTAATAATATCGGAGCTAATGGAGGCTGTGGAGGCAGATAGGAAAGGAAAACAATTCAATAAAGATGCGAAAGAGACCTATGAACTCATACAAAATGTGAAGTTCTGCAAGGTTATATTTGATAATTATATCAAAGGAAGCGTTGAAGAGGAGCTTGCCGATGCTGTAATCCGCTTATTGGATTTGGCTGGATTGCGAAATCTGAATCTTAACAGGTTTACACTTGTCAATGTGGTATCCAAGAAGAAAACCTTTACGGAGAATATTTATGCCATCGTAAAAGACATAATGAACTATAAATACTCATTGGAAGAGCAGGTTAATTATGCGATTACACAAGTATTCGTATTGTCGGATATACTTGATATTGATTTGCTCTGGCATATCGAGCAGAAAATGAAGTATAACGAACTCCGTGAGAAAATGCACGGGAAGAAGTATTAGTCTTTCAATACTAAATAAGAAAAAGGCAGGTAATTCAATACCAACCTTTAAAATCTGCTAATTTGGTAAATTTTATAATAAGTGACAGTCTCATTTACAAAAATACAGGGAATACCGAAAAACAAGCGATTTACTCTTTTAAATGATATCACCAAAGCATTACAACAATTATCACAACATTTCTGAACCGCACAGCAAGAAAGGACTACATTAATCACTTTCATCAGGAGAAGCCTCTAGAGGGAATGTTTTCACCAAATCCACTAGAGAAATTCTTGAAAAGCACATGTATATACACTATAGTAGAAGTTAGATTTTAATAGAAATGTAGAAAATTGAAGATACTAGAGAGCCATGTGTCTAGTAAACAGGTTTTCCATAAAAAATAGAGTAATTCAATTCCTGCAATAATCCCTAATATGATTCTACAAGTTGAAACAATTTTATTCTCAGTTTCTGTGTTAGATACATAATTTCGTTCTTGAAGAATATCCCATTCACGTTGTGAAAGGTTTATTTTTAGTTTGTCTTCTAATTCTTGTAAAAGTACAAATTTTCCAGAATTTAATCTTTGGTATGATATTAATAACTTTTCCCAATAAAATGTTATACCATAAGCTACTCCTGTTAGAAATAATAATAGGAGACATGCTTGAGCCTTGTCAGAAATACGATCTGCTACTAAGAATGAGGCCGTAATAATGGTGGTAATAATACCAAAGTATAGATTATTGACATTTTGTCGTCTCGTTGACACATTCTCAGTAGATGCATATAATATTTTGTATTGCTCAAGTAATAATTCTTTTGAAGTGTCAATGTAGCACAATGCATCAATGATTTCTTTAGGATGATTTGCTACATGGAGGGCCTTATTGTCAATACAGAAGTAAGGATAAGTGAAAACTTTAGATTTATTATCTGTTTTAAGTTCCGTAAAATAAAATCTTTTATTTAGGGCTTTGGTGATTTCGTATTCTTTATGTATAGATTTACTTTCATAGGTGTTTGATCCAATAAAAAATAATACAACATCCGCCTCTTTTATGAGTGACTCAACTTGTTTGACCCAATCCTTTTTTAAATGATCTAGTGAAATGAAATCAATACTTTTTATACGAGTATTTATTTCATTTATTATTTGATCTACATATATCTTGTCTGTGAATCTATAACTTAAGAATACTTTCATAATAATTATTTTTATGTCTGATTTTACAAATATAACAATCTTTTTTCAATTCTATAAAGGGTTTGCTTTGTGTGTATGAAAGATAATGAAAATATAGGATTATTTGTGAATATATATTATTATCGATTATTGCCAGATTGGGTTTGTAACTTAATTAATAAATTATATGGAAAATAATATTAACCAAAGCTTGTATGCTGAATCTATGAAGAAGGCACTGCAAGTAGATTTTCTTACTAATAGTGAGGAACTTAGATTGTATGCAACATCTATCTATAACGCTTCAATATGGAGTAGGGAAGTAGATAAGAAAAATAAAGCCATTCTCAAAAGGAATAGGTTTTTAAAATAGAAAGGGAGAATCTGCGAGCACGACCAAGCATTAATTCTCCCAAATCTTACACGATTATGATGCAAATATA